TTACATAATTCATGAATACATCTGTATCTTGTGCTAACACCCTATCTATAGCTACAATTCGAGATTTTACATCAAAAATGGATAAAAAACCAATAATAATCAATAATAGAGAAAACAAAATCGTGACATATATGTTACTATATTTTATTGTCATTATATCCAATATAATAGCCACAATTATAGCAAAGTAATATACAACAATGATAGGTAACATATTAATTATAGGTAAACAGTTACCTAAGATAGATCTTCTAGCTAACTTACCAATAAACGATTGTGTGGTGAATACTTGGTGTAACATAAATACATATAATACCCCTCTATTCACAACATCCATAGATTGTGGATTGTAATGCCGCCCTCTACCAAATACCTCCACAGGTAGAGGTAATGGGGCAATATTTTCATGTACAGGTTCATCCAAACACGTTGGACACATTCCAATAGGTACATCATGCTCACATATACTTTTCACATTACGAGCTAACATTCTCTCAACAACTCGGTCCTGTCTACGACGTTTAATTCTCATCTGCTCGGCTATATAAGGAAATACTATATGGGCTGGTTGACGCTCCATTCTCGTACCATCAGGTGCTATTATAATTTCATGTACAACAGACTCTGTTAAATCATTCTGAACCACAACAGCTCTTCTGAGTGTATATAGATGTAAATCTGTATTATTCCCTATTTTATTCAAATCTAGTGATCCTGAAAGTTCACATTTAAATTCATCCTTAACTATAAGTTCCATTGATATATCAATTCTTCGATACATAGCAGCTGGATGGGTCAGAAGTTCAGATGCTCCCATTGATAGTGTATTACTAGTAATTATTAATAATTGGCAAGATAAAAGAACTTTACCTTTAGCACTTAAATCAGCCATATCTGCTAGTTGTACTACATTATTAACTATTTGTATAATACGATCGGGATCTGATATACGTCCTCCAAGCTTATCTGATTTAGTTTGACCAGCATCATCTATCTGAAATGTATGAGCAGAATTACCTAGACTATCATAATACTTAGTGTTACCAAGTGTATACTTAAAATGTTCATCGTCAGGTAAACCAAAAGTATGTGCATGTAACTTATATAATGTTTGAGCAACAGTAGACTTCCCTGTACCTGTACCACTAACTAATTGTATCGAGAAGGGAGCACGTTGAAACTTAGGTGATGACAGTATTTGATTAACTGTCTCTTGATATTCCATTAACTTTCCTATCTTTGCATCCAATACATCTCTATCCCGAGATAATATTCTAGTTTTAGTGTTCTTAAATTCTATCATATCATTCGTTAGTTTAATAAGTGTTGGTAATACTGCTCTAGCTTCATCTATATTAGCTGTTGTAAGAGTTCTAAGTTTAGTTACTAAATCTAAGTAAGCTTGACCTAAAACCCAATCTGGATCATCAGTTATAAGAGAATAAAAATCTCCAGTTTGAGCATAATTAATGCAGCACTCAATGACTATTATAACATTATTAATAATATCCATAAGTAAATCCATCTTACTGAGTAATGGTTTCTTACGCGGTATATATTGCTCATTATTTTCCCTACATTTATTCATCTTAATTTCTTCTCTTCTTTTAGTTTCAAATACTAAAGTTTCAACAGAATTAGGATCAATAAGTTCAAATATGATATTATCTTCTCCAGTCATATTAGACATAACAGATAATTGTATTAATGATCTAACAGCTGTTAAAATTTTGGAATTTTTAACACTATTAACATCAAGTAATGCTGATTTAAGATCAGATAATACGTCTAAGCTAGCTTGTGGGCTTAATAATCGAGCTCTCTCTAATTCATGATCTAATTGTTCAGTTATAATATCAATTGATTTACAAATAAGAGATTGTTTCCTATTTGTTTTAATATATAAAAATATTAATGATATAGCATTAACAAGACTTGTACTATTATACAATCCTACTAGTAATGCAATTACATTTTCAAAATTATCTGATGTAATATCAAAAATATTATGTAACTCGGGAGGTAAACTTAACTTTATTGCTTCCAAGTGTAATTTAAATGAAGATTCTAAGGCCTGGGGATCTAAAACAATCTTAGAAGAAGATTCTAATAATTGAGGTTCTAATTGATCCTCTTGGCTAAATATGGAATCATACAATTCCTGTACTTCTATAGGTGTAACCATAACATCCAATGATTGAGGCTCCATGCAGATTTCTCCATCAGATAATGTTCTCTTCACATATCTTCTAATACGCTTAGGTTTCCTACGCTTATTATATGGTCTAATGGGCAGACCTCTAGGTGTTTTCTCACTCTTAGATTTTATTATATACTTAAGTTTTTTCTCATAATCAGATCTACTCAACTGCTTATTTTCACGTGCAGTAATAAATCCATCTGATTGACGTACAATTGGGGTAATAAATTCTTCTGATTGAGGTTCATATGTTTCATAAATATCAGATTGAGGTTCAAGTATTTCAATATGTGGCTCAGGTTCACGAACATTATATATAATACCTGGAAATCTATTATCTATATAATCAATTAAATATTCAATAAAATCAAAAATTTTATCTACACAAGCACGTGCTAGATCAAAAATAAAATTAAAGATAATTGATGGTAATCTGAATATATAGGTTATGGAATTATTTAACCAATTGGGCATATGATCTAATACTATTCTAATCATTAGACCAATTTCAATGCCCCAGTAATAACCTAATATCTGATTGAATATGAATACTAATGTAGCAAGCAAATAATAATAAAATGTTTTAATTTCTGGATTCAAGAAATTATCTCCTAATGTATGTGGCGGTAACGATGTAAAAACATTACTACCTAAAGGAAGAGTGGTGTTATCCACTGTCGTGTTAAAAACACTATGAGTACTACCAGTACTATTGTATAGAATACTATAATTTTGGTTTTGAATAGAAATGAAATCCATGTCTAGTCGGGGGGTTTTTCTTTTTAAATAAGAGGCATCCAGAAAAAATAGGGATGTTATCCAATGTCTGAATTTTTAGAGAGGGCAGAGACCCTACTTAGCTGAATCAATATGTTTAAACAATAAGATCTCAACATCAAATATGCTCATGGCATAAATTATAGTTAAGGTACTAAATTGTGGAATATATTGATAATGCATTTCGCTAAAATGCAATGATAATTTCCATTGTTTCGGGGGTTATCAGTCGCCTATAGATAGATTAGTCTAATTTCTATCATACTTAGTAAAAGGATGCTATCGAAAGATAGCGGGCTAAAGAAAGGGGGGGGGGGGGTGCTGTATATACATGTATATACAGCATTGGCTGCAATTAAGCAGCTTTTAGGTTAGTTTAATTCCTAAAATACTTAGTAAAAAATAAATAAGTGTATAAAGTGTATAAGATAAGATTTGTCCAATAGGGCAAATAATAACTTAAAATTATACACTATTGAAAAACATCTGAATATATATAAACTGTCAGTTAAGACAATAAATTAACATCTAAATGAAAGATCGTATGCGTCGTAGGAC